ATCATCGCCTGCATCATTATCAGTTGTGCCACCGTTGCCAATGTTTAACGAATATGATTGAGGTGAAACAGCAAAAGCAGTTTGGGTTACGACACCACCACCACCACCACCGCCAGAACCGCCTAAATTATTTCCGTCTGTTCTACCACTGTTACCACCACCACCAACTAAGATAAAATCAATGTTTCCTGATCCATCACTAACAGTAAATGTATCAGCGCCAGTAGTCGTAAATCTATGCACATAGTAAGTTGTTCCACCTATGGTTTCTTCTGTTTGAGTTCCACCTGTAGCAGTTATGCCTGCCGCACCTGCCGCCGCTTTTGCTAATAGTGTTAATCTTGCCGCGCCTAAAGGCATATTAGTCTCCTTATACTTGGAAGTCTGTTGCTACTGATGCCAAATAATTTCCACCATCAAACACAATTGAAATAATGCTGTCATTTGTCAGCGTCTTGTTGCCACCTGCGAACAAATACTCATTGCCTGCTGATGAAGTTGAACCTGATACTGAACCAGTGCCACTTACAAGAAGTGTAATTGTTTGTCCTGGTTGTGCATCTGTAAATTCAGACAGTGTAAGTCCTGAAGTGATTGTTACTGTTTGCACATTTCCATTTGATACTGTAAGTGATGGTGTATCAGTTGTGCCTAAATCATAAATTGTTTCTTTGTAATCTTTTAATTCTACTGCTGAAACCACATTGTCTTGACCATCAAGTGCGCCACCAAGTTGTGGAGTTGTATCTTCTACAACATTTGAAATACCGCCTGCGGATTGTGTTAGTGTAAGAACTGCTTGTCCTGTTGAGTCTGAACCAACAGATGTTGTTAATCCGCCTGCACCTACTACTTTTAATTCTGCTGTTACTGTGCCATCATTGCCCAATACAATTTGTGCATTGCTGTCATCTTCAACTGTTAATGTTGCTCTGTTTAAAAGATCAATAAAGTTGTTGTCTAATTCTTGAAATGTAAGAGCACTACCTTTCGTGGTTGCTCTACCATCTGATTCTTGACGAAGGTTAATTGTCATTTCGTGCTCCCATGGTTTTGTTTGCGTATATCTTTATTTATGATATTTGTAGTAATTGGTTTTAGTTTTAAGGTTATTTCGTGCTTTTTCAAGGGTGCTGTGCTTTTGTATGATAACAAGAGGTGAATGTTTGAAGTTATAATTCAATGGCAATGGTGGATCAACAGTATCAGGGTGCATATACAGTATTTCTATGTCACGGTTTTGATATTTTTCTTCATATTTCTCACAGATTTTTGCCAAATAGTCATAGGTAATCATTTTACCACCTATCACAACCGCTTCATAACCAAGACTATGCATCAATTGACAGGCCTGATCTATGCTTCTTGAATAATTTTTGGTTACTTGAATGTGTATTTTGTTCTTGTATGAGGCCGCATAAGGACAGATAGGCATATTGCCTATTTGTTTTCGTGGTTTGGTTATGGTTTTGAATACATAATTCTCAATTTTTTTCTGAAGTCGCATACCACATAACCTTTTCACCATAATCTTGAGGTGTAATATCCTTTGGATGAACAATTACAAAGTTTTTGCCAAGGTCCCATACCCTTTGCCAATGCGTTCTCCATTGATTGTGCAGATTAGCATTTCTTGTGGGTCTTGGTATAAGTGTATCTTGATGACTTGTGGTTACATTTGACCAAAGTGCATCACAACCATACAGATATATCATGTCATACTTGTCTGCAAAATAAAAACTTGCTGTCGCGGCACTGTTCATTAGTTTTTGTTCAAAGGCAGGTGTTGTATCCAAGTTCCATTTTACACCAAGTGTGTGTAGATCTGGTGTGGTATAGATTGAATGCACATCAATCTTGTTGGTGTTGATATATTCAATTGCTTTGCGATCAACTATACTGCAATATTTGTATTCAACATCAAGTTGTGGAACATTGCAGATACAAACATCACCATCAAAGTTAGTGAATAAATTTCTGCTTGGCCCGTTTCCAACGATTGCTAATTTCTTGTCCATAAACTTTTATACTCTGAACTGTGTCCCATGAATAGTAGGCAAATGTATAAAATAGGCCAACCCCATCCTGTGATGTATCCTGTTAGATGTAGAATCATCAGTGTTAGTCCTGTAATGGTTGTTGTTGGCATCAAATGCCTATCGTTTCTTTCTGGAAGTTTCATTTTTGCTCCTTAAAGTTTTTTCTGCGTCTTCAAAATAGGCGTTGATAACACCTTCTATGGTTTTTAATCTACTTTCTAATCTTTGAACCTTTGCACTGGTTTCATTTATTGCATCAATAAATTGTTTTTGATTATTCAATAAACTTATAATATGTTTGTCTACTTGATTAGCAAACTTTTTTAATTCAATAATTTCATCGTATGGGTTAAAATCTTCGTTTAACATATTCTGTTCCTATACTTTTGACGTGAAAGTGGTAGTGTTGCCGCATCTTCAAATGCCCAACCTCTACGCACCCGTTGATAATATACACCACGACTAATACCATTCTTTTCTGCAATGTTACAGTATTTGCCTTTTTCTGTGTTGTGCTTTTTTTGATTACGCATATTTTGTAGGCGTGTTGTCCAACGACAGTTGCCTGGTTCATAATCACCAAATGGATTTATTCTGTCTATTTCAAGATCCTGTTCACTTGGACCCATGTCATCAACAAAATTTATAAATCCTTCTTCTTCTGCTACTTTGATATTCCATTCATCACAGACTTTTACTTCTACATATGCTTCTTGTATATTTTCATTGCATCGTTTGTTCATTCTGAACCAAATGCGCCAAGTTCTTGGATACTCTTTTCTTAGACTTGTGTAATATGGATTTTGACTCTTTGTCATTTTTTTACTCCATGTCTGTCTTCCCAATCTGTTTTAGAAACTTGATGAAATCCTTCATATGCTTGTTTTCTAAGATGCATACGCCTTGTGACAATAATGCAGTTATTCATGCTCCATGCTTCAATAGGATCCTTTCTAACCATGCAGTATTGATGTGGTTCTCTACCACAGTGTTCTTTGACCCCTGACTCTTCCCATATCTGCATATAATCTTCAGGTGAAAGATTCCATTCATGTCCTCTGTATTTTGCCTGTGCTTTCATCCTTGCATATCTTCTGTTCCAAGGATCTTCTAACATAGGATACATGAACTTGTCGCGTCCTCTACCTCGCTTCATGATTTGCTCCCTACTGTTCGTCTTACAATGTCATTGTGATTGAACTCTGCCCAATACAGTTCAAAGGCAACACCATCTTTTACACCTTCAAATTGATGTATCTTGCCTGGTTTAACCTGTGTGAATTCTCCTGCTCTAAGAACAGTTTCATCTACAAGTCCATCTTGGTCACCATCTTGCCATACACGAACAATCATTTCTCCTGACTCTACAAAGAATCCATTCCATTTGAATTGATGCTCATGTTCTGAACACTTGAAACCTCGTTTAAATTCAATGCGATGAAATTCTAAAACTCCATTTGCATGAATTAGTTCTGTTTGCCCCCATATCTTACCTGCTTTCATTTCTTTTCTCCTTTAGATGTGTTGCTTCTGGATGAACGTCTATCCATGACAAACTGTTTAATTCTTCTCTATGATATGTGTAAGCACAGATTCTTGTTACCCAGTGTTCAATATCATCCACTGTGTATTCATGTATAATGCCTTGACAAAAATCTTCCCAAGGTGTGCTTACTGCCCTTGCTGGATTTTGATCAGTTGTGGTTACAACAGGAACACCAATTACCGCCGCCTCACTTGCACAGGCACTGTAATTTGCAACCAACAAATCACAACCATCTCTCTGTATTTGATCTGTTGTTTCGTTGGTCTTGCGTTGATTAACACCTACCTTGTGTCTTAGTTTAACTGTGTAACCTTGGCGTTTTAGTTCGTTGGTTACCCTGTGTATCCATTGTTCTTGTTTTTCGTTGAAAAACTCTCTATGGTTTCGTTGAGATGAGGCACAAACAAGTGCTACCTTGTTAGTGGGCAGTTGTGTTGGGCGGGTGCCTCCCCATAGTTCTGCTATGTCACGAATACTACCATTTGATTCTGTCTGCAGTCTGCGATTGATTCTTTGTCTGTGTGATTCAAGTGCAGGTGACTTTGGATCCATGCAAAACTTTCTATAGGTTAGTCTTGACCATAATTTATGTCCTGTTCTATTTGCAGGTGATATGTGTCTAAGGAACGGTTGAAGACTGTTGTCCCAGTGAAAGAAATCTAACTCCTTAGGTTGTGTTCCTGGTTTGAACATACGATCTGGTTCTACTCCTACAAGAACATATGACTTTGAAAAATCAAATTCATCTGTATAAAACATAGGTGGGACACCATCTCTGAAATCCTTACCCTTAAATTTAGGATCTATAGGATAATAACCCCAACCGTTTTTTCTTAGACTGTCTTTCATACCTTGTCCTTTACATCTTGCCCATGATAGTTTATGATAGGTGCAATGCCATACCCACGCTGTCTTGCACTCCACTTATAACTTTCACTTATTCCTTCTTCTAAATAATAAATTTTGTTACGCCACTGACCCCAAAGCATTTCTTGGTCTCCACGATATACATTTTGACACATCTGCCAATTTCTTGTATACCATTCCCAAATGCCTTTGTAATTTCCCAACAGTGCTTGAATTGATGAATTAACATATTCAACATTCTTTTCAGGGCGATAGTATGCCAAATAGTCTAATGGCATACCTATCTTGTCCTTGGTGTGTGTGAGTGTGAAACTGTCGCGTATTTGACAGTCAATATCTAAAAAGATGGTGGGTTGATCATACACTTGCTGGTAGAGGATCAACTTGCTCCACCATCCTTTTAAGTAGGGTTGGTCTGGCAACGGTATGTGAGTGATTGAGTTGCCAAAATGCGAACTTGGAGCATCTGTATGCACGGAGAATGACTCGCAGTCGCACCAACCCTTGACCTGTGCGGCCAATCGTTCCACCTGTAGTGGTGAATATTTTGAACCTTGTAAAACTGTTGTAAAGTGCATACCCATTCCTTTTTTGTTTCTTTTATTTATACAGATACTAAATACAATATAGGAAAAGAGAAATGGCAACCTATATCGTTGCATTTAGACTGCAATGACAGTATACTATAAACAATGGAGGACAGTATGAAAACAAACACAGAATTATCAGTGGACATTATGGTTCGCATCACAGAGGTGATGAACGACATTATCACAGAAACGGGTGAAATCCAAATCAACAACGCTCGCCTTTGGACAGGTATTCTACATAAATTTGACAACACAATTTGGCGTGGCATCACAGGTGTGCTTAAAAAACTAAATCAGCAACACCCAGAGATGCTGGACATGGACTGCATAGATGCACTCATTAGTGCAGAACACTTGTTGGACCGTTATGATAGTTACTATGATGCAGTATTGGATGTGAAAAACGCCAAACTCAACGGCAAAACTGTTGCTTGGAAACTCCTGCATGGCGTAAGAGAAACTGTGTGCAGATGTTGGGGCGTGGATCTACCAAACGCAGACTCCAGCAAGAAAACTTCTACTTTCAACGACTTGTATGGTGATGAGTGATGCGTTATTGGGTGCTGACACCACACTATCGTGGCAATGAAAAGAATCTAACCCGTCATTGGGTATCAGGCACAGAGCGTGATTTGAAATGGAAAATATTATGGGCAGAGTTGGCCTATGATATTGACAAAACTGACATAACCATAGAACAGATCACCAAAACACAATATGACGCCAAAACAGTAAAATTGGCAAAGTAAAGGTTGACTTATGTGGAGTCATATAGTATACTGTAAGAACAATATAACTGTTAGGAGATTAAAATGGCGCACTTAAACAAACAAGAATATACATTTATCAACGATATTTGTAATTATATTGAAGACACTTGGAGCGATGACGCAGAAAAGTGTCTCAGAGACTATCGTTTTTCAGACGATTTTGAAACTGCTGGTTTTGGACCATTGTCAATTATTCATGAAACAAAAAAAGACAATGCAGAAACTATCAAGGTTATTCAAGAATATATGTTTTTTGCACAAGACTATGTGAGAAACACCTATGGTCACAATTTACAACCTGTCAACACATGGAAAGATATGAGTCATATGCTGTTTGTTGTGCAGGACAATTTTGGTGACACTGAATGGGGTGCATTTCTGCAACCACACATGGGTAATTTTGATTTGAAAAATCAAAATATTAAATTTGGTGTATTGGTTGTAAACACAGGCATGGGCACGGCCTTAGAACGACATCTTACACTGCAACACGAAATGGGTCATGTTATTGATTGGGTTTTAGATATCAACACAAGTTTTTCTGCAAATTTAAGAGAACAAGGCATAGATTACATTGTGAAATCACAAGACTTTATGAAAGAACAGTTGGATCAACTGGTTTACAACGCAAAAAATCAACGAGAATTCTATCAAGCAATGCAAACAAATATCGTGGGTTTGATACAACAACAGATTGATCTATACTGTGAAGATCCTATGGAGGCATTCACAGCAGAATTACAAGGTGCTTATCATAACTGTCCAGACGAAAAAACTGCTCGTTGGTTAGCACACAGTGGATTTTTTAGATTGGCAACACTGTTGAGAGGTTTTGTAAAACTTAAAATGTTGAAGAAAAAACACGCACAACAGATTTATTTGAACAAATGCACATTATTTGCAAATCAACAAGGATGGCAAAGACAGGCCAGAGACATAGGTCGTAGAACACGAGTTTTGGCATAGGTGTGGTGTGTCAAATAGAAGCAGTGGGTTTTTAATCTCCTTTTTTATATGCGGCCCACTGCTTCACTTTTTTGGTAAAACACAGTGTTGACTTATGTGATGTCATATAGTATACTGTAAGAGTAACAATTAGGAGAACACAATGACAGTATTCAACAAACAGGGCACAGAATTCACACACAGAGTTGGTGTTGATTGCCCCTCTACACATACACCAACATACACGCATTCATTTCCTGTAGCAGTAGCACCAGGCGTGGTAGAAGAGCGTTGGAGCACCAAGGCAAGACCACTGAAATCAATGACCAAATATCTACAGGGTTGTGATCTAAAGCGTAACAAGGACTATATGGTAGAATTCAATCCAAGAACCAACCAATTTGATTATTGGTTCCTTGAAGGCAAATATGCAACACTTTTTGGTTTAATGGTTGCTAATAAAACACAGGAATACAAACTGCCAAATCAAAGACTACACGCACGATGCCCACACTGTGCAGGCAAGTTTGAATCATACGAAATTGAATGGGAGGCCTAATAACGCGAAGCGTCTGCGGTAGCGGCAAAACGGTAGAGAAAATATGAGGAACTATGAGATTGTGTATGCAGATCCGCCATGGCATTATGCAAAACGTAAAACTGGCACTGCTTTTGGTGGTGGTGTTACAGACAAATATCCAACAATGACTGTTGATGAGATCTGTGATATACCTGTAAAAGATTGGGTGTCAGATGATGCAATGCTGTTTATGTGGACCACAATGCCTTACTTAGAAAAATCGTTTCAAGTTATTAATGCTTGGGGATTTGAATACAAAACCTGTGCATTTACTTGGGTAAAATGCAACAAAGATCAAACATTTTGGCGTGGTGTAGGCAACTGGACAAAAAGCAATGCAGAATTGTGTTTGCTGGCAAGACGAGGTAAAACCCTGCCAAGACTGGATCGCAGTGTTGCACAGATTATTTGGGAACCAAGACGTGAACACTCAAGAAAACCTGATCGTGTGAGAGATGATATTGTAAGATTAGTAGGCGATAGACCAAGACTGGAAATGTTTGCAAGAACACAAACACCAGGTTGGGATGTTTGGGGCAATCAAATAAACACCTTTTAATTTTAAGAGGGCGGTTTTCAGTGGCGGAAAATTTCGTAACCAGGTTTTTGTGAGAAATGATACAAAGCGATACAAGGCAAGCGTCAGCGTAAGAAGGCAGGACATGGTGCCAGTCTATGTTAATATTGTAACACCGTTTGAGGCAAAAGTCAACCACTATTGGAAGAATATTCTCACAGTAGACACCCTCTCCTAAGGGTTAGAACTGTGATAAATTGGTTGGCCACACCGTTGACATTCTCACACAAGATGCTATACTATACAATATGATTAGACTAATAACTATGATTCTCTCACTGTGGTTCTTGGTAGGAGTTCTATCAGGATGTTCTACCCTCACCACAGTAGCAGAACAATTTGATGGGTATAGTCAACAGTTCTTAGACTCCCATGGTGCCTCACACATCATAAGAGACGGTAAGGTCTACCCTTCATACCATAAATCACAGTAAAAGAACTGTAAGAGTGGTTTTCAGGGTGATTACTGAGACTTTTCAGACTTTTTTGGTTGACTTTTTGGTAGAAAGAGTGTAAAATACGCCCCTTAAACGGTGATTTCAGGATATTTCCAAGGTTTTCAACGACTTAGGTGGGGTGGCCGTTAAGCATAAACAACAAACCAATCTATCTCCTCGCCCCTTCGTCAGCGTTCTACACGCCCTACAGTGTTCAATTCTACTGTGTTTTAAGTGTTGTTACTGCTGTTTTCTGCACTATATCCCACTTGTTTACGCTTACCCTTCATATGATCAAACCACTCTCCATACAAGTGTGCTTGTATATGTCCCCCTTTTACTTTGTAGTCTATATGCTCTGCAAGATTACGGAACTGCCAATTGTTTTCAAATTCTCTTTTAATCCTTACATAATCCCACACATAACTATCATGCTGTTCTTGTAGTTCATACACTTTGTCTGTTACATAGTAACGCCATACTTCATTTACATATGCTTGTGTGTTGGGGTTTCTTAGATTAAAATACAGCACTCCACACTCTGAGTAGTAGTTTACTCTGCCCATGTAACTCATTATGCCGTCTGTGTGTAGGTGTTTGTCTATCCACTGTTGATCTATGTGTTTGAGGAACTTTATATCTGCATCTAACCATAATACACTATCACAGTCTAATTCATGCACTGCTCTGTTTACTGCTTGGACTTTCCAACTAAAACGCACACCATCATACTTGTAACTTGTAACAGGTCTATTGCGATGTTTATATGCAAACTGTTTCTCTGTTAGTGGTTCATGTGCTATGGGTAAGTCTGTTTCTGAGTATACTGTAAGGGGGAGATGTTTAGGAAAACTATCTATGAATCTGTGTGCATATTCCTTGTATAGTTTGTCATTGAATGCTGTGATTATGTGCGTCTTGTTAGCAGGCATAGTCTGTCTCTTGTGGTAAAGTTGGGGTCGTCTTCTGAGTATAGCAAGATGTTCTGTATGTCATGCTCATGTGCCTCAAATATTTCAATCCATTCATGCTTGTTTAACAGTGTAACATGGGCGTTTCTGCCATCTGGGAGGTGTTTCTTTGCTGGTGTAAGGTCTATGATCTGTATGTTTGTGTTAGAGAGGGATTGCATATGCGTTATTACACTGTCCAAGTCTTCTCTTTCAATATGCTCCAATACATCTGCACTATATACACAATCATAGTGTTCTCTTAACTGTGTGTTTCTGTATTGTTCATTGCCTGGGTCATATCCGTCTATGTCTGTGCTTGTAAATGATTCTAACCAACTGATAGTCCCACCCTTGCCACACCCATAATCAAGTGCTGTTGCGTAGTTGTATAGTGAGAACTGTTCAAGTAGATATGGGTAGTGTTTGCCCTGTCCTGATCCTGGAAATGTTTTGTGCCAGTCTGTGTATATCTGCTTCATGTGTGTATTTAGACTGTTGTAGGGGTAGTGGTGCACAAGTTGACAGTATTACAATATAACGAATAGGATATCCCAAAATGGCAGTATCAGGATGATGTCAACTGTTGTTAGGAAACAGTTGCGTTAGTAAGATACTTGTGCACCACTAATAATATTTAGCATTATACAGCAATTTCCTGCTGTTTCTGACTCTTACGCACTGATTCATAGATATTCCAAGCAAAATCCTGTCCTGCGTGTGTGCCAACAGTGTCAAATGCTGTGTTTACACTAAGACTGAAGTTTCTATATTTTTCTTTGCGTATCCATGTGTGATTTCGTGTGCTTAACATCCAAGTCTTTGTGTCTGACCAACAAAACAGTGCAACATCACTTGATTGTTGATATCCTCTGCCTTTTTGATATGCTTGATACAGTGTGGGTGTGCCCCATACCTGTGCAAATGGTTGTAGCAGGTATTCCAATTGATTTCTGCGTAGTTCTGTTGGTTCTGTAAGTCTAAACCAATCGCCTATGGGCGTTCTGTCTTTGCTTTCACTTAACTGCACTGTCAACCAAGTTTGTCCTGTGTCTGTGCGTAGTGTTACTTGGTCCTGACTGTTGGTGTTTATTTCAATAAGTTTGTTATAACGAATCATATGCCTAACTCCTCTGCTGTTACAAATTTGCGTTTGCGTTTGTTGCCTGCTCCCCAATTGCCTGTTGCTACGATATTGCCTTTGCGTTGTGCAGGTGTTACTTCACCATCCAGGACAAATTCAAGAATTTGATTTTCTGGTGTGCGTTTGATATGGCAGTGCCAATTGTCCTGTGCATCTTGAAATAGAAACACACAATCTTCAAGTGTGCCTTTGTTGCCTGGCAATACAAATTTACTTGCTCTTATATCTTGGAATAGATTTTTAAGTTGACCAAGATGTTTCAACACCGTGCGCCAATGCTGTGTTTGTGTGTCTTCAACACCTCTTGTGAGCATATGTGTTGGTGAATTTAGATTGGCAACAAGACTCTGTGTGTATTGGTCCTGTTTTACAATGCCTAATTTAAGTTTTAGATTGGGTGTGCCATTTCTGCGTATGCCATTTTGAAAAAGGTCCAATTTCGCACTGCGCCACGCCGCGGGCAATACAATACCCCCCTCAAGATGACAAACAAGATCTCTGCCAAGAGATAAAGAACTTGGTTCTTCTTCTACATCTCTGTCATCTACAGAGATTTTTGTAGTTAATTTGTTGTTATTGTCATTATTGTAGTTATTGTAGTTATTGTTATTAATGTTTGTGTCTTTTTCAAGATCAAGGTTCCGCAAAATTGCTTCAAGTTGTATGGTGTTCATTAGATTCTCCTAAATCGTATGTTTTAACTGTAAATCTGTCTTGTTATAAACTGTCTACCATTTGTATTTATACTCTTTCACAGTATAACACACAAAAAGCGGAAAATCAACTACTTTTTTCGTATTTTACTATCGTTTTGTTTTTTTTTGGAAATGTTGCAACAGTTTGGTTGCAGTTTGAACATCGTTGTATCCAAGATAGGTTTCTATACTGTCCTGTGCTACCTGAAAACAAACGACGCCAAGTGAACTCGTCATGTCCACAGAATTGGCATTTGGTTACAAAATAAAATTGACTTGCGTCCAATTGATATGTGTCTGGGTTTATTTTGAGATAGACTACTTCTCTATCCATATGTGTTTCCTATTGTGTAATCAACACTGAAATAATTGCAACCATTTGCACAAACACAACACCTACACCCCAAAAGAACATTTTTTTGATACTGTTGATGTCGTCTTGCATATGTGCAAGGTGATTGTTTTGGATTATGTCCAGTCTTTGTTCAAGCAGTGCCATGCGTTTGTCTAATTTTGCGTAATTGTCTTCTTGTGACATTATAATACTCCGCCTAATTGAACTGCACGCCAATCTGTGCCATCATAAACTGCAAGACAACCAACTCCTGCTGAATCACCACCACCATCTGAACAGTATGCTACATCTCCTGCGGCACCGTCTGTTCTGCCGTTGAGTTGTGCAATAGTTTGGGGTTGTAGATTTAGGATTTCTTCTATTTTGACTTTGCCTGTTGCAGGATCTAATGTAAGATCTGTTAGTGCTGAACTGTTCAACTCATCTGGTAGATAAGTTGAGGAAATTTTGGTTGATGCATTTAGAGGTGCTACACCATTTGCAGTGCCTCTGCCATCAATTACAAGAATCAATTCGTCAAGTGCCGCTTTAAGGTCTGGTCTTGCCGCCGCTGGTGAGTCTGTTCCTGCGTCTAAGTTAGTTGTTATTACATTTGAACTTGTGGCCCACGCCATATTCTTCTCCTTAAATGCGTCTTATTTGCTTGTTATTACTATTTACTTCTCTTGCTACATATCTGGTGTTAAATGACGCTGTATGACGCTTATACACAGTCTAAGACACCATTATGGGTTAATTATAATCCTATCTGATTGTGTAGGTGAACTATATGCTTCAATTCTAATTACCCACTCAGTTTGTCCTGCACTATCCAATGGATCTGTGCCTGGTCCAGTTAAATTATCTGTTCCTCCTATGTTCCAAATTCTTATTTGATACATAACCCAACTTCCACTTACAGGACCGCCTGCTGGTGTATTGTTTATGGTTGTGCCTTTGTATTTCCAAATAAATCCAGGTATTGAAACAGTTCCTTTATTGTCTATTCCTACATAATGCACCGTGTTTGCAGTATAATTGTCTAAATTTATGGTATAGTTAGCAGATAATGTATTATAGATGTAATACCAATTATTGTTGGCATTGTCAGGTGTGATTTCTAAATTGCCTGCACTATCTAAATCAAATTCACTCCAAACAGTTGATATATGACTTTGTCCACCACCAGCATTGCCTGGTATCATAGTATCAGTGGAATTGTCATAGACTAAAACTTGACCATCTGCAATACCACTTGGTTGCAGAAAATCAACCATTTGTCCAACACTTGTAGACATGGTTTGAAGTTCTGGTTGTGCACCTGATATTGAATCGTCTTGACTATCAAATTTTGTCGTGTCTGGTTTACCTGTTGGCCATGCCATAGTTTATCCCCTTTGTATGCTACCATTTGGTGTTACTACCAATGGTGCAATACCTGTTATCATTGCATCAAATACACAGTCAATCCTTTTTGTTTTGCCAAATGTATCTAATTCAAATATATTTAATGTAATTGGTGTTGTTGTCTTATCAACAAGAATTAATGGTTTAGGCGCCGCACCAGTTTCTACATAGTTTGTGGCAACATAACCGTCTGCCATGTATGTTGTAGATGAATAGTGTGGTTGTGTGACAATTGAAGTAACAGTTTGTATGTTTTCTTCAATTGTCAGTTGTCTTTGACCAACACTACCGCCAAGTGTGCTTGAATTTATGTCTGATTTGGTTACTTGTTTTCTATCTGTGCGTAGGTTTGCGGTAATGGCATTTATAAATGGTCTTTCTTCACCAGCACTGTCATTGTCTATGCTAACCTTAAATTGAAAATATCTACCTTTTACAGGAGACAGTGTATCACCTGGATTGCCTGTGATTGTAGTAGGCGAATCAATTGAACCACCTGTGCTGTCCACAGTGTCACCATAGTATACAGTTGTGGTTTTGCTTATGCCTACACCTGACCAATCAAGTAAGTATGCAACATAATCATTCTTGCCTAAATCAAAAACAGGTGATGTAAATTCAAGAGGTAAACTTGGTGTTAGGTCCCAACTGTCACTGTAATCGTCCCAACCTAAACCAGCACCATCATCTGAGATATCTCCTTCATAATGCATCAATAAAACTGTATCAGTGTCATTAGTAAATGGTGTTGTTGAAGGAGTAAATCCTGTGGTATATCTTCCTGTGGTTGATACCCTTACTTCATCAATATAACCATTCCAATAAACAGCACCACTGTCATATCTTGAACCAATAACCATTGGTTTAGTGCTTCCTGTGTCACCTGAAAATGTTGCACTATCTACTTCAACACCATCTACAAATAATTTTGCAGTTGTGCCTGTTCTTGTAACAGCAATATGACTCCAAACTGTTGCAGTTAAGGCACTTGAATCTGTTAGTATAATTGATCCATTATAAAAGACTTTTACAACACCACTTAGTGTGTATACAAATAAACCTGTGTCAGTTCCAGTTGCATTTCTAAAATCAAATATACCGCGTGTGCCTGAAAGTCCGCCAACATTAGCATACACCCAACCCTCAATGGTAAAATTGCCTGTGCCAAATCCAAAATCAGTTTGTGTTGCAATGCTTAAACTATCACCAGCACCATCTAATACTAAACTTTGACTTCCTACTTTTGGTTGTGCTGTAGAAGTAGTAGCATCTCCATTGGCAGTGAATACCTTAGGTGTTCTACTTGCACCACCTAAATCATCCCAAGTTTCTACACTGTATGGTTGGTATCTACCTTCGCTGAAAAATCCATTACCCGCCATGTTATGCTCCTAAATCCATTGGAAAGATTGGACCTGGATCCAATCCTCTAATGATAGCACTGTTGCCTAAAACATATGCATCTACATTTTGCAGTGCATAGTTTAGGTATGCTTCAATATTGTTGTTGGTTACATTTTTACCTGTAGCACTATCTCTGTATGTAACATTGGCACCCATGTTGCTACCATCAAGATGTTCTATTTCTACACCATTGCGATATTCAACCCATCTTACCTGCACATTTTCTACAAGTTTACTACCTTGAACACCATCTAATGTAACAATTTGTCCTGCTCTTACAGGCACATCATAGGTGTCTAAGAAATTGCCTTGTGTGTCAAGTTTTTTAATTCTTAATCTATTGATGTTGTTGTGCAATGGTTGAATAATTGCAAATTGAAAATCTGCGATGCTTTCATTGTATGCACGATTGCTATTTCTTTGTAGTATAAACTCTCCTGCTTTTCTACTTGCACTGTCAATTACACTGTTGCCGTCTATGGTTACAAATGAATGTGCCGCAGGATAAAAATCACTTAGTAACGCAACACCTCTGTCACCGCTTAGATCAACTCTAAGGTCTTGCCATGTAAGTGCATAGTCATTGCCAATAGTTTTGATTCTTGTAAAATCTGCTGTTGGTTGTGCATCAAAATTGCTGATGGTTAGTGTTTCATCTTCAGGTTGTTCTGGTAATGGGTTTTGAATCTGTCCTTCATCTGCTGAATCAGGTTCTGGTGAAACAGGTGGCACAATACCAATTGGCGAATCAGGCAATACTTGCAATCTTGGTCTAATAGAAATTTCATCTGGTTTGTAAATTGCTGGTGCTACAACATAAGGTGTGCCTTCAATAAAATCATACACTGTTGCATCGTGTTCTACCGCTGAAATATCCACAGTAAAGTCTGCGTTTAATTTCATTGCCGCTACTCTAAACTGTTTGTCTGTAAATCCTAAGACTGTGTCAGTGAGTGTAATTACATCACCCACTTCTACATTCAATAATTCTTGTGTGCCAGTGAACTGTATTGACTTTTGATTACGCGATTTTTTGTAGATCTGTCTTGCAGTTGTTTCTGCTTGTGAATAATTTGTAATGCTGTGGAATGTAAATTCTTTCACAAGTTTTTCATTGTTGTCTGTGCTTTGATCACCACTTACACTATACACAACCTGTTGGTTTGTAAATTCTTTGTCTGGATCAATGTAGTTTACAAGAACTTCATTTAGTTTTGTGTTCTTACGCTCACCATCAAGTGTAACACCACCCACAATGTAATCCTTGTCCACAGCAAATGCAATCTGCACATCTGTTTCACTTGGATCATCAAAGCGTGTGCCTCCATCTTCCATTTTTAATTTATAACGGCCGCCTGTGTATGGCATAATACCTCTGTTGCCTGCAACCAATAATTTAACATTGTCTAACAGTTTCATATTGGTATCAACCACTGTGTTCATTGTAAGCACAGGTCCTGTAAACTGTCTACCATTGTCTGTGTAGTAGTTCATTTGTGCTTTACATTTTTGTGCTACATGACGAAATGCTTCTGCGTTGATTTGTTCTTTGGGTATACCACAACCATATCTTGTATTCATAAGATAGTCAAGTAAACAGTTTGCAGGATTTGTTCCTACAACACCACTTACTGGATTACCCTGATTGTTTGTAGTTGTTTGTCCATGATAGCGTTTAGGTAAACTGTCATAGTCTGCACTCAGTGTGTCATTGCCAATTGTGTGGGCACTAACATCATATACCTTTTTACCCAATACATCAAACTGCACCTTAGGCATACCACCTTGCCAAGGAAATGAATCTTGATTGTCTTCTGTGATTTTAGGATATTTAAACTGAAACGCCACATAAGCAACACCTGGTAGTTTTCTTGTTTTCAGTGTCCAAGAAGTATCTCCACCTGGTGAATAATCACCTGACAGTATTTGTGAATTTGTAGAACTGTTTACTTCCTTGCCATTGTAAACCTGCATTTCAATTAGATTCTTAAATCTACCTGCTTTGATTTGATAGCGTTGTCCATGCACATATGTTTGACTTGCACCAGTAGTGCCAAAACTGCTTGGCAATGGCAATTCAATATCATCTACAAGTATTCTATTGATACCTTCAATTTCTCCTTCGCATACAGCAATACAGGCAATTAGATATTCATTTCTATCACCTTTGGTTTCTGCAAATATAAGTGAACCACCAACTCTTCTATATCCATACACAACAGGTATAGCAACATTGGTTCCGTTCTTTGTAATTGTAACACCCGCCGCTGATTGGTCTGCAGGAACATTGCCTGGTGTAGGCACATCAAATGCACCCATAGGATTGAATACAAAACCCACAATGTCGCCAACAAAATTAACAACACCACGAACAATGTTTACAATGCCTTTTACAATGCCTTTGACAACATCTGTAATACCTTTTACTATACCACCCATTAGTATTCCTCTACTTTGTGAACAAACCAATTACCACAGTGTTCACCTTGCTTGTGTTCAAAATATCTACTTGCTCTTTCAATTTGTTCTACTGAACCTTTGTAGTCTTTGCCAAATGCACACACACTTGACTCAAAAAACTTTGCGCCTTTTTCCTTGCATTTTTCTACACAGGCATTCCATAAACTGTCTGCTAACCATTTGTTTCTTTCGCCATCTTCAATATAAAAATATGCAATTTGTCCATACAGTGTAGGATTCCATATTTTTGTATGAAAGAATATTAGTGCATAACCAATTAGTCTACCTTCGCTTTCAACAACAAAACAGGTGTTGATAGGATCAATCATAAGTTTTCTAAATGCAGTGGTAAAATAACGATCATCCCATGGTAGTTCTTCAACAACCTGCATTTCTCTGCCATGCTGTCTTGCAAGTTTGATCATATCGTTTGTATCGCTTGGTTCAAATAATCTAATCATTATGTTTTGCCCCACTTCAGATCCGTCAATGTTTCATGACTAAACTGCATTGAAAAATCTGCTGGAAATTCTCTTTGAAAGTTTTCATTGTTGGTTCTGCGTCCATTTATTTTTTCAAAGTCTGTAAACTGACTGTCTACTTGAACTGTTAGTGTTGCAGTATCCTGTGCATCTTCTACCCTATAACCTGCAATTTTGCCTTTGAATATTGTAAGCGGTCCATCGCCAGCACTGTCATAGATCAAATCTTCTGTGCCTTGGTCCCATAATGCTCTATACACTGTAA